TTCTGTGGCCCGGATATCTTTGAAATACCGGCGATGCTGGGCCACGCCGCCCTGGAGCAATGCCTTTATCTGCTCTGCAGGTTTTCGGAGAGTTTTCTGTATGCTGTTGGTGGGATCAAATCCAATAAGACTGCTGCCTTTCACTGTGAATGATCCTGCGTGTGTGTCAGCCACCACGTAGATCAACTTGCGTTTCTTGGTGTCATATAACCAGGCTTCTTGGGCATTGACCAGACCTGTCACAGGCACGGATTTCAGTTTGAGTTCATCAAATTCTGCAAGATACTTGAACTTCTGTGTCTGGCGTTCTGGACTCACGGCCTTTTTCTTGCGAGGCTTGCGTTCCACTTTCTTGATCTGCACATATGATCCGCAGTCGGCCACTACCTGTTCTGCAAACTTAACGAGACTCTTGATCTGTAGTTTGCCAAAGTTACCATATCCCTCGACCAACTGTGCATCTTTGCCGCGTATCACTTCTTCCAGTTCTGCCAATCTAGACTTCCATTGCTGTGCGATCTCGCCCACCATCTGCGGAGCCACATTGAGTCCTCGCAAGGCCACCATGGGTTTATAGTCTGCTGACATCTTGGCACCTGCTAGAATCATGTCATCATACAGGCCCTCGATCTCGCCCGCGGCTTCGACCATCTTGTCCCGGAGTCGATCTTGGATGTTGGGCCGAGGAGTTGCGTCGGGTTCTGCGGCCTTGACCACTTCTCTGATGGCTCGCACGGTACGCAGATGCTCGGTGATGGCTGTGTCAACGGCCAGAAGTTCATGTTCATTCAGATCCAGGCCCATGGTGTTCATGCGGCACAACCATCCGGTCTGGTTCCGTATGGTGGACTCTGGCACGCGGGCAAAGTCTCGGGCATCTCGCTGACGATCATTGCGAGTCAACCAGTCAACGATGAGGTCCTTGACAGTTTTCTTGTCGTAGTGGTAATTGTACCAGGTGAAAGCTCCAATCAAGGCCGAGGCACGCGATTCGCTTTCGGGTTGCAAACACCATTCGGGTTCGCTGCCGGTGTATTTGGTGTCTGCTGATTTGGGATTCAGTGGTCGGGGTGCTTTGAGTGCGACAGCGTTCATCTGGGCTCCTTGTCCATTAGTTTAGCCAACAAAATATGTCCTTCAAAATTCCTCATGGCTTCTTCGGCCTGAGTCATGAGTTCGTCGAATCTTGGTGAACCCTGGCCGCGGCGGCGGCAGTTCACCCATTCCGCATCGGCCAGTCTGAGCCGGTCGTACACGGCCCTGTGCATCCGCCAGAGATCTTTGATGCCAAAAGTCATGCCCAAGGTGTTTTTGTGGGCACGATCCAGGCGGTCATGCAAAAGTTGCCAATCTCCTAAGTCCATACAGTATTTTAGCAGGATCTGCTTTTTGGGTCAACCTGCCCATAAATACTATACTATGCTATTTTTGAAGTGTAATCAAAATCAAATAAGGGAGAATCAAAATTCCTAGGCTCTCCATGTGGCGTCCTAACCGGACGAACGATTACCGATTCTTTGATAAAACCATTTCCGAAATGTACACCGTTGGTGGCGTAGACATCTATCTGCACAAGTATCTTGGGCCAAAAACCGGCGAAGGCGATTCGGTAGACTCCGGCAACTACGATGCCACCCAACCCAACTACACTGTGACCGATCCCTTGTTCATACAGGACCTGTTCCTGTTGGAAAACCGTGATCGGGCCTATGATCCTGATGTGTATCGCATGCGTGGTGTGTTCAATGTCCAAGACATCGACTTTGATCTCACGCAGTTCGGCCTGTTCTTGAACAACGACACCCTGTTCATCACTTTCCATTACAACGACATGATCGACACCATCCAACGCAAGATCATGAGCGGTGACGTGCTGGAAGTGCCCAACCTCAAAGATCCCAATCCCCTAAACGCTGCCATCCCTAAGGCCCTGCCCAAGTATTACGTGGTACAGGATGCGTCATACGCAGGAGAGGGATTTGCTAGAGAATGGCTGCCGCACACCTGGCGTGTGAAAGCCACACCCATGGTCAATGCCCAGGAATACCAAGAGATCATCAACAAACCTTTCGTGTCGGAAAACATCTGGGATCCTGGCAACTTCTATCCTGCTGGCAGCATCGTCAATGCCGGCGATGAATACTATCGTGCCCGTATTAACACTCCTGTGGGCACAGAAATCACTGATACTACATATTGGGAACCCTACACTCCTGAAACCATCGCGGATGCGGCCAGCACACGTAACCGAGATCTTGAAATCAATGATGCCATACTCACACAGGCCGGCATCGACGTGCCACTGAGTGGTTATGACACAGTGAAGTTCTACATATTTCCCACCAACGCCGATGGTACTCCGGCAGATCCCAACTCCGTGACCATTGACTCCACCAACATCGACGTGGATTCAACCAATGTCAACGTGGCTGATGCGGCACAGACTCCTAGAGCCGATGGTTATACCCTGGGTTACTTGACCGGAGATGGCATCGCACCCAATGGTCTGCCTGTGACTCCAGGTATTGCGTTTCCCAACAATCCGCAGGAAGGACAATACGCACTGCGACTGGATTACTTTCCCAATCGCTTGTTCCGCTACAATGGTCGTGCCTGGATCAAGATCGAAGATTCTGTACGCACCGATCTTGCCAATGGTCCGGGCAACAACACACTGAGGTCAAGTTTTGTCAACAATACCTACACAGTGCCTACCACGGATCTCGGCAACATACCCAGCCGCCAGAGCCTCAGCGAACTGTTGCGTCCCAGGGCCGACAACGGCGACGACGGTGGATTCAAAGACGCCAATCCCAGACCCGGCACACAGCCTGGCCAGACCACGGACGAATAGATATGCAATCCTTCTTTTACGACGCCCAGATACGCAGATTCATGTTGCAGTTCGCCAGGATCTTTTCTAACTTCCAAGTGGAGTACGGCCTAGATGGCAGCCAAAACGCCACACTGCTCAGGGTACCGGTAAGATACGGAGATGCCACTCGACAGGCTCAGACCATCATCCAAGAAAACTCCGCAAACTCCATGCCATCCACACCCCTTATCACGTTCTACATAGCGGGGCTGGAATATGATCGACCTAGGATGCAGGAACCTTATCACGTGAACAAGATACAGGTGCGACAGCGTGCCTATGATCCCGAAACAGAAACCTATGAGACCACGCAGGGCAATGCGTTCAGCATTGAGCGGCTCATGCCAGTGCCCTACAAACTCACGCTGAACTGCGACATCTGGACCTCAAACACCAATCAAAAGTTCCAGATATTTGAACAGATAGCCACCTTGTTCAACCCTGCCTTGGAGATACAAAGCACCGACAACTATCTTGACTGGACCAGTTTGAGTGTGGTGGAACTGGAAGCAGTGACCTGGAGCAGCCGTACCATACCCCAGGGTACAGAGAACCCCATAGACATCATGACCATGAGATTTAATCTGCCAATCTTTATATCATCGCCGGCCAAGGTCAAGAAACTGGGCGTGGTGGAAAAGATCATCTATTCGGTGTTTGACGCCGATGGTGATGCCAACGAAGCCATACTCAACAACGATTTGCTGCTGGGTACCAGGCAGAAATTCACTCCCTACAACTACCAGACTCTGTTGATCGGCAACAAGGTGCAGGCACTGAAATACAGCCAGACCGTGCCGGTGGGCAATGCCAATACCACGCCACCACAATCGCCGCCCAGCAATGAATTCTGGCAGGCCGTTGTGGGCATGTACGGTGTGTTGCGGCCTGGTATCAGCCAGATCAGATTTGACAATCTCTGGGGCGATGACACACAGATCATTGGCACAGTGAGTTATGATCCCACAGACGATCGCTTCCTCTTGATCGATCTTGACGAAGATACATTACCGCAGAATACTCTGGATCCTGTGGATGCCGTTATCAATCCACTCACAGCTGGACCCGGTGCCGGCTTGCCTGCGGCAGCCGCAGGACAGCGTTATCTGGTGCTGGACGACACGGGCGGCGATACAGACGCCTGGGGTTCTTTCGCCGGAGCAAGAGCCAACGATATCATTGAATACGACGGCGAATTCTGGGTCGTGGCCTTTGAAGCCGCTGAGCAGACCACCAACGTGGAATATGTCACCAACATCACCACTGGCATACAGTATCGCTGGACTGGCACAGAGTGGGTGAAAAGTTACGAAGGCCTGTACCCGAAAGGCGAATGGAGCTTGGTGCTGTGAACGCAGTGGGAGTTTGGTTTTACAGTCTCAACACCCAACGCTATCTCTATCTCATGCGAGATGATGTGAAACATCCTGGCTCATGGGGCTTGCCTGGTGGCAAGGTTAAAGCCACAGAAAGTTTGTTGGCAGCCATCACCAGAGAGTGCGAAGAAGAGATCGGTTTTTTTCCAGAATATGTTCGACTGGTTCCACTGGAAAAGTTTACCAGTGCCGATGGCGGATTCGCCTATCACACTTTTTTCTGCTGTGTGACCGAAGAATTTCGGCCCGTGCTCAATGGCGAACATCTTGGCTATGCCTGGATCGACTCAGTGACCTGGCCGAGGCCCATGCACCCTGGCCTGTGGAATACTGTGAACTTTGAAGAGATACAACGCAAGATAGAAACTGTGAAATCTGCTGTTCAGATGTCGCAGTAGCTGATAAATTTCCTGTAGGTCATCGACATCACGTTGCGATGACCTCGCCAGGCTTCGGGCATGTTTGATTCTGTGCCCACCAACACGAACTGCGTAGCAGCATAGGCCGACATTACCAAGGCCACATCCGAGATCCAGGCCGCGGTGCCGCCACGAGTGTCTATGTTGTAGCCCAGCATGAAAACTTCTTGGTGTCCATCAAAGGCCGCGAGATATATGGCCAGGGCTAGATTGTCTATGGGTTGGAGGAAAGGTACCAGATAAAATCTGCCGGGATTTTCTATGCAGATGTTGGCGTTGGTGTATATGGTGCTCCGGATATCATATCCTGAGTCAGCCATGGCCTGGGCCTCGCCACGATCTGTGGTGACGAAAAAATCAAATGTCATGTCAGACCAGAGATCACCAGTGCCATAGGTCTGCAGGCGTTTTTTGCCCAGCAAGCCACCACGATGTCGCTGTAATCTTTGATATCGAAAACGTTCTTGATCGGTTCTGCTGCCTATCACCGCGGCACGACCCGAGATGTGATGATTTTCTATCGCATTGGGAATCCATTCACGGGTCTGCTCTGCACGTCCATCACTGATGCGGGTTTCTGTGATCACGAACTCGCCGCTGTAATCACGGCGATATCGACTTTCAATCATAACCTGCCTACGAGTACTTCGATCATGCCTTCGGTGGTGCCATCGTAATCGGCCAAAGCTTTGCCAATCACTGATCCAGGTTGATATTGTGTGGGATCGAGAGCAGTGGCCACTCCCGCGATAGCACTGGCCACCAGTAAATCTCCTCTGTGGATCGTGCCTGTGACGCGGCAAGGTACTCGGCCCAACAAAGCAACTTCTATCGCGTTTTCACTGGATTCACCGGAGTTCATGATCAAGGCAGGATGGCTGGACACCACGCCGGCGATGCCAGTGGTGGCATATGCAGTAGTGGCACGAACTTCAGCTGAGCCACCAATTTCAAGCACTGTACCTGTTGTATAGGCTTGGTCGGCCACGTATTTTTCAGCTACGTCAGCATACTGTGCTGATGTTGCTTTGGCGAACACAGTGTTGAAAAAACCGCCGGTGGTACCAATGTTTCCCACTCCATTGGCTTGACCGTTGCGTAGATCTTTATTGAATACCACCACGCCTGACCCATTGGGATCAAACGTTATATTGCCATTGCTTGAAGTAGTGACTGTCAATGCAGCACCATCCACGATGTTGCCAGTGATAGAAATATCACCAGCAGTGGTGATTGATCCAGTGGCTGATAGCAATCCAGCTGTTAAAATATTACCGCCTGTGACATTACCGGTGGCACTGAGTGTAGTAGCAGTAACCAAAGTAGTGCTTAAATTGCCCGATGTCACATTGCCAGTGGCTGATATCAATCCAGCTGTTGTCAAATTGCCGCCCTGCACGTTGCCAGTGGCTGAAACCAATCCAGTGATAAATGTTCCGGTGCTTGCCACAGTTTGTACAATGGAACCGCCCACTGTGATATTAACGTTGCCGCCCGATGATATCACTTTGACATTGGAGGTACCGTTGCTGATACTGTCGGCACTGAGTCCACCAATTTCTGCATCAACATAGGCTACGGTAGCAAGATTGCCCCCACCGCCGGCCGTGACACCATCATGTACTCTCAGAGTCCAGTTGGTGGTGTCCACAGTGATTTCGCCCAAGGCACCGGTAAATGCGTTGTTTTGTGATCCTGTTCCTCGGCGATATTGTACTTGAGTTGACATCTTTTGTCCTTTGTCCTATTTATGTGACTATGGCCCGGTCCGTTACCCTACGCCAGTTGGTACCATCAGAAAACGCTGGCACGGACCCACCCGATTCATTGCTGCAGTAAACAAATTGTGCGGCCGGAGATGCCGAAAGATTGGCCAGTTGGGCCACAGTTTTGCTGGGCAAGATCAGCGAATCTGGTTGGATCACTCCGGAAGTTACAATACTACCAAGGTCATACTCCACCGTAGCAGCGCTAGTGATCAGTCCCAGATCTTCGCTAACACTCACGACTTCAGTGACCAGTCCCATGTCACCACCAGTGGCGAATATGCTGTCCGTGGCCACTGATCCAATGGTGATGACGTTGTTGGCAGCATCTGTGGTGATTGAAATGCCGGTGCCTTCTGCAAAGGTTACTGTGTCGCTGGTGTTGTCTGCTGACACTGTGGTCTCACCTGACACCGCTATGTTACCAAACGCATTGATACCAGTCAGCTGTGTGCCATTGCCCAGAAATCTGCTGCCCGAGATATTGCCGGTAGCTGAAACTACGCCGGCTGTAAGGATATTACCGCCTGTCACATTGCCCGTCACTGTGGTTGAACCACCTGTGACAAGATTAGCTGCCGTGACATTTCCGCTGGAAGATACAGCGCCAGAGTTGAGGCTGGTCAGTGTGCCTAAAGATGTCACATTTGGCTGTGCTGCTGTCGCCAGCGTACCAGTCAGCAGGGTGGCACTCACATTGTTTGCCGTGACATTGCCAGTAGCTGAAATCAGACCACCGGTCAGCAAATTTCCTGCTGATATATTGCCAGTCACGCTGAACAAGCCAGCTGTCGTTATATTGCCCGCTGTGAGATTCCCCGTGGCCGAGATCAGTCCACCCGTCAGCAAGTTGCCACCTGTGATGTTGGCGGCTGATGTGATAGTAGATGTGGCTGAGATCAAGCCTGCTGTCAGCAAGTTACCCGCAGTAAGGTTACCAGTTGCTGTGATCAGACCTGCTGTGGTCAGGTTGCCACCTGTGACATTGCCTGTGCCTGTGATACCGCTAGCGCTCGTGACTGATCCAGTGGCCGATATCACACCTGCTGTCCTCAAGTTACCACCATCGATATTGCCCGTGGCAGTCATTATGCCCGCTGTGTTTACATTGCCCGCTGTGACATTGCCTGTGGCGGATAATATGCCAGAAGTGATGAGATTACCACCCGTGATGTTGCCCGTGGCAGACACAGTCGAGGACTGGATGTCAGGCGTAGCCCCGGCCAGCACGGTAGTACCGCCCCCGGGATTGGTCAGTGTGAGGGCTGTGGCATTGGCCGATATTTCAGCCGATCCTAGATAGATCGTGCTGTTTGACAGCCAGATATCTCGCCAGCGCTGCGAACTGGTGCCCAAATCATAGGTGATGTTGGCGCTGGGCAACAGATTGCCCGCGAAGGTGGTGTGGTATTGGGAAAAAACCGCTGTGTTTCCAGTCCCGGCCACTCCAACAGTGACATTGCCACCGCTTGACACCACGTTCACATTTGATGTGCCGTTAGAGATGGAGTTGAGACTGATGCCCGTGACACCTATGGTCACGGTCTTGCTAGTATTGTTGCCAGTAATGGCGATGTTGTCACCGGCTGTGAGCGTGACTGTACCGCCCACAGCGTTGGCCAGCACTGCTGTGCCGTTGGCGTAGATGTTGCCAAACGCATAGGCCGAGTTTTGTTCAAACACCAGAGCCGTGCTACCGATCACGATGGGATCGTTGGTGGTGAGCTTCCACTGGGTGTCTTTGTAGATGTCGCCTTCGGTGACCATGACGATCATGCCGGCTTCGATCTCGCCGGTGGCATTGCCATCTGAACTGCGGATCCAAGTGCCATTGCTGCCAGCACCCACAGTCTGCACGATGTACAATCCGTTTTGTGATCCCGTGCTCTGTCCGGCAACCAGCACGCGATTGCCTGCAGAGAGATTCACACCATCCACCGTGGCTGGAGCACCACCACTAAGGGTGACATCGCTCAAGGTGATCACACGCACCGCTTGTTTGTAGTCGATGTCAGAAATCTGTTCTGCCCGGATGCGTGTCAATCCCATGTGGTCACCATAATCATGCAATATTTAGCCAAAAAAATAGGGCTGTGATCAGCCCTATTTTATGTAACAGGATGGATTACAAGCGACCCACTACCACTTCGATCACGCCATCCACACCGTCAAAGTCGGCCAGGGCCTTGCCTATGACCTGTCCCACTGCGGGCATGGAGCAAGCACGGGCCCGTCCATCCGCAGTGGCCACCATCATGTCGCCTTTGCGGACCTGTCCTGTCACACAAGTGGGCACGCGACCTGTGAGAGCCACTGCTACCACGTGATCTCCAGCCAGTCCAGCGTTCATGATGTAACTGGGATTGGTTGAAACCACACCAGCCACACGCAGACAACTATCCTGTTTGCATATGGTGACTTCATGTTCACCACCAAAGCAAACCACTGTGCCCGGATCAATCATCTGATCGGCCACGTACATCTCTGCCAAGTCAGCGTACTGTGCTGAAGTGGCCTTGGCGTGTATGGTATTGAAGAAACCAGTGGCTGATCCAATGTTGCCCACACCATTGCCACCAGCGTTGACGATCACGGTACCCGAAGCATTGCCCGAGTTGACCGATAATAGGCCCGCAGTGATCAAGTTGCCACCAGTGACATTGCCAGTGGCAGTGATCAGACCTGCTGTGATCAAGTTGCCACCAGTGACATTGCCAGTGGCAGTGATCAGACCTGCTGTGATCAAGTTGCCACCAGT